ATGGATCATTTAGAAGGGAAACTGTGTATAGATTATGGCAAAACCTCCTAGCTTAACCGATATTTCCTATTTTGCCGGCCTCTTTGATGGCGAAGGGTGTGTCATTTATAAACAACATTTAGACACCAAACGAAAGGACCGTCCTAAAAGATATAAAGTCTGGAGGATTGCCCTGGAGATGTCTATGACGGACAAACCCGTTATGGAATGGGTTTATAACTTACTTAAATGTGGAACTCTTAGTCTTAATGTTAAAAACAAATCCCCTAGTTCTAAGCCTCATTGGAAAGATCAATGGCGTTGGAGGTGCAGTCACCGCGATGCCTATCAAGTGGCTAAACTGATATGGCCTTTTGCCCAGGTTAAACTTCATAAGTTAGAACAGATTATTGATCACTATGAACCCGAATACAAAGATCCAAATGTAGTGAGCCTGGAGGCATATAGAAATGAATAATACTTTTTTAGCTATATTTACTTTTCTTGGTTTAATGACTTTGTTAAGTTTATATATGTTAGTCGTGGTCCTATGAAAAAGAAACCAGGAAATCCTAAGTGGGGTGGCGCTCAAGTAGAGTCTAAGCTGATTGAAAAATATGCTGATCAATGGTGTAAAGATAATGGTTACCCTCTAATTAAAAGAAAGTATGTTTATAAAGGTAACTGGAAACTGGTGGATATAAAAAGATGAAATGGAATAGTTTATTCGAAAGTTTTATTGATGTTGGCTCAGGCTATCTTTTAGCTATAGCCATTCAGTTGCTAATTTTTCCCTTCTTTGGCCTTTATCCTACGGTTCTTGATAGTATGGGAATTGCTTTAATCTTTACCTTCGTTTCTATGATAAGATCATGGATATGGAGATGTTATTTTAGGAAGAGATATGAAAACTAATCTAAGAATATTAAGTCTAGGAGCAGGGGTACAAAGTTCCACATTAGCTTTAATGATTGAAAAAGGCCAAGTGCCTATGGTAGATGGAGCAGTCTTCGCGGATGTCAAAGGAGAGCCTATGGCCGTTTACAAACATCTTGATTGGCTAGAGAAACAATTATCCTATCCTGTGTATCGCGTAACATGGAGAAATTTAAAACAAGATATATTTGATGCAGCAGAAGGTAAGTATACAGCTTTTACTGCACCTTTTTTTACAAAAAATCCAATAACGGGTAAGAAAGGACTACTTCGTCGCCAGTGCACAAATTCGTACAAAATAGGTCCTGTGGTACAACAAGTAAGAAAGTTATTAGGGCTAGAGAAAGGTGAGAAAAGAAAAAAAGGAACCAATGTTGAAATGCTTATGGGTATTTCTAAAGACGAGGTATTTAGAATAAAAACGAATAGAATAAAATATATAACCAATGTCTATCCTTTAGTAGATTTACAAATGACCAGAAGTAATTGTTTAGAATGGATGTCGAAGTATGGTTATCCTAAACCTCCAAGATCTGCATGTACTTTTTGTCCTTATCATTCAAACGCAGAATGGATAGAGATCAAAAAAAATAAGGAGGAGTGGGCTGAAGTAGTAGCTATGGATAAAGCTATCAGACACCAAGAAAGACATAAAGATAAAAATAAAAATTCTGCTGAAGTATTAGACCAATTATACTTACATAGGGATGGAGTGCCTATTGATGAGGTAGATTTTAATAAAAATAAAGATAACCAATTAGATTTATTTCAATCGGACTGCGAAGGAATGTGTGGCAATTGATATGAAATGGAATAAACTTTATAACTATCCGCCGTGTACTAGGAGTACAACAGACGGGCTTAGAACTTATGATGTAGGTAAAGAAAAGTTACCAAGTGTTACAGCTATTCTTGGCGCAACGAAGAGCCAAGATGCTAAAGACTCTATCGCCAGGTGGCAAGCGAAAGTGGGCATGGAGCAAGCGACAAGGATCAAGGAACAAGCGGCTTCACGCGGGACCAATATGCACAAGCACTTAGAGGCTTATATTTTAGGAGAAGGCTATTTAGATTTAACGCCCGAAGGCAAAATTGCAAAGGACATGTCGAGTACAATAATTTCTAAAGGATTCAATGACTTACAAGAAATTTGGGGATCAGAAGTGGTAGTCCATTATCCTGGTTTGTACGCCGGAGCTACTGATGTGGTGGGTGTCTATGACTATGAAGATTCGATTATAGATTTTAAACAAAGTAATAAACCGAAACGTAAGGAGTGGATCCAGGATTACTTAATGCAGTTAGGGGCCTATGCGATGGCTCATAATTATGTGCATAAGACTGAGATTACTCAAGGAGTTATTTTGATGTGTACTCCTGATAACTATTTCCAAAAATTTCAAGTGAAAGGGAAAGAGTTTATTAAATATCAACATCAATTTTTAAGAAAGGTAGATCAATACTATGAACAAAAGAACAGTTAAAACAGTTGAAAGACGATTGTTAAAGTCCATGAGAGAAGACGAGATACAATTGAAACTGTTGTTAGAAACGGAAACCAATGGAGTTCCGGATAGACAGCTAGATGGACTTGTGGTCAGAATAGAGCAACTTCTTGGCAGAATTATGGTCAATCAGAACAAGATTATGTTGCTTCAAGACCTAGTGTGACATATATGTCACACATTTGTGCCTTATTCTTGCCACAAGTGACAAGGATCAAGGGACTGGGATTTTATAAGAAGTGAGGTTTTATGCGGTTGATCACGAATCTATAGGTTTTTCAAAAGTATGAAATCACTAAATCAGTACTTTCACTTCTTCGTGATCTCGTGATTTCGTGATAAGTGAGTAATACCAATGGTTCTAGAGCATTTGCTTAAATAAGCCTTGTGATCCAACACTTATTGAACATAGGGGCCGCGCGGAACTTTTGGTTCCCAAAATATGGAAAAAAGTTTTTTGAAATGCTATAGGGGTGGGGTATGATAGGTCGTAACAAAAATTGGTCTGGTCCTTCAGACTGGATCAAAGAGTTTAATAAGAAGCATAACCCAGAAATTTTTTATGGCGACAAAAAGAAAACCAAAGAGAAGAAAACCCAGAAGAAGAAAACAAGTTATACCAAGTCAACCAAACACAATCCCATATTCAAAGTGGAGGATTGAGTGGGTTGATGCATTGAGTGATAGTGGTTGGGCGGACGATAGAGATTTTAATAAGATGAAGTTGGCAAGACCTATTAATGAAGGTTGGTTGTTTTCTAAAGATAAAGATTCAGTTAAAGTGTTCGCTTCTTATGATATTGATCCCTTAACGAAAGAGATAACATTTGGTGATCGTACTATGATTCCTACCTCATGGGTAGTTAAGATGACTAAGATAGAATAGGTTTTGGTTTTTTGTCTTTGGGATCTTTGTCCTTAGACTTAGGATCTAACAGTAGATCATTGTCATCTACAATAGTAGAAATTCTTTTATTTAATTCATCTTCAGATAGATCTTCAATTTTACCTGTTCTAATAATTTTCTGTTCAATATATAATCCCCCGGCAGCTCCTCGTGCTTTTTCTGCGTTAGTTGCAGCGGAGAATGATTTTGATTTCTTAGCATCATCCCTGATCTGAGCTAGTTCGGCCAGGTGTCCGCCAAATGAAATACCATATTTTTTATATTTCTCTTCTCGGAGTTCTCCTGTGTGTTTGACTACTAGAGGATATCGTTTAGGGTCTTGAAGTTGACTAGCTGTCACTCTAAGTGTGGCATTATCTCCCGAATATCCTGCTTCTTTGGCACATTCATAAGCGTATAAATGTCCTTCATTGAATACTAATAGTTCAGCAAATTGACGTTGCATTGGGGTGAGCCTAGATGGCACTCCACGTTTCTTTTTTTGGGGCAAATTATCCATAATTCTTTGGTGGTTGCCTATAAGATGTTACACACAACATATAGTCTAATTAATTTAAACTATTATACAGGTCTAACCACCCGTTGACAATATATGAATATTATCTTATAAAGTCAAACATGAAAGATGACAGAGGAAACTTAGATTTAACTAAGCAAATTGAGGATTTAAAGAAAAAAGTTCGTGAAGCTGAGGGAGAAACATCCTTAGTTAAAGCTATAGGTATAAATAGTCCCGAGATGAGGGCTTTAAAATCAGAGAATGAGGAGCTAAAGGCAGAGTTAGCCAGAGCTAAAGAAGATCATCAATATGATAATTTAGTGCATCGACATGAGTTGGAGTCTTTAAAAAATCCATTACCCAATTTAAGGAAGAAAGGTTTTTAGTGTTAAGAGGAAGAGATTTAATTATGATCTTTGATCGATTCGTAGGTCCAAAGAAAGGAAGCAGTGTTGCCCAGGATGCTCGAGTTCAAATTAGAACTCCAGATGGAAAACATTATGATGTGATGAGTGTGAATTTAGTTGAAAATAAAATATTTGGTGCTAGAGAAACACATAGAATAGTGATTTCTACTCATGAAGAAGTAGCAAAAATGGGTTCCCCAATTAAGCTTTTGTAAGCATCTGTTAGGTTCATTGTTTTGATAAAACCTGAAACAAAATTATGGCATGAGCTTAAGAGAATTACACCTAAAATATCGTGGACAAGGCTGGAAAATACTAGCGTTCTTGGTACTCCTGATCTATTGGGGTACAATACTTTTGGGCACTTTTTTACTGTAGAATTAAAACTAACATCTCATAACAAAATTCGCTTCAGTCCACATCAAATTTCATTTCATATCCAACATCCAAAGAACACTTTTATACTTGCCAAGAAGCCCAGTCAGGGCTCCTGCAAATTGTTTCCAGGTACCAGTATCTTGGCACTTGTTAAGGACGGATTCAAGTCTCAAGAAGCTTGTTGCTTGTCGCTTGATGCTTGTGGCTTATACTTGTCATCGCTTGGTGCTTGAGGCTTGTTGCTTGCAACTTCAGGTTGAAGTCGCTTGTTGCTTGTAGCTTTAGGTGCCTGTCGCTTGTCGCTTGCAGCTTGCCGCTTTAGTTCTTCAAACTCTTTTAGCCATTGAGGCGTTAGGAAATTTTTAATTCTGGCCATTAGTGTAGTGGGTAAGCAATGTTGCTTATATCTTTATTCCAGCATTGTCTACAGCTGCCGCATGTATTCCCT